GTATTAATATATAACTTTTTTATAAATATATATATATTATCAATATTAATTTAATAAAATCAATGGGTTATAATTTTGATAATCATTACGCAAATTACAGGATTATAGAAAAACAACAAAAATCAATCAAAAATTGATAATAAATTCAATAACTTACAAGGAAAATTTCTTTGCAAAGATTTTTAAAAATCCTGTAAGGATTTCTTTACAAAAAAAATAATATTAAATAAATTCAACAACTTAATAAAATCAAATTCATTACAGCATTACAAGGTTATTGGAAAATAAGTCGTTTTAATACATAATAAGGCAAATTTTATGATTTTTTTTGTAGCTGTAAGCTACATTTTAAGATCAAAAACACTCAAAAATGTAGCTCTAAGCATGAAAAAGCGAATGTAAAATAAAATAAAAAATCAGAAAAAATGGCATATTATAAAAAATAATAAGATATTATAAAAAATAACCGTTTCTTTACACTCAAATCATTACATGCCAATATCCGCATGACTGCGAAAAAAAATGACTATCAACGGGGGAAATCATCATGGATTTTGTCGGTAAGTTTATAACCGCCATGGTTAATGGCGGCATTATTCCGAAGTCCACATTTGATATTGTTCCATCTGACAGGTTCCGGCGGATTGCCTGCGAGGCAGATCGCCACGGCAAAAAATCAATATCATATTGGCTTAAGATCGAAACGGACTTTTCCTATGGATATGCCAAGGATTTCAAATCCGGGGCGGAAATATCATTTAATAGCGCGACAAACGACCAAAATATGACCCGCGCCGATGTGTCGCGGATTAAGGCTATTTTAAGGGCGCGTCAGGCAGAACAAGATATCAGAATAGCTGAACGTCATGAAAAAATAGCCCATAGGGCAAAATATAAATGGTCTATTTCAAAGCAGGGTGGATCAACCCCATATCTTGAAAAGAAGGGGTTTAAAGCCCTGCATGGCGCAAGGATATACGGGGACGGAAATCTTTTTATTCCCCTGTATGAGATGCAAAAAGACGGCGGACACGATCTTGTTTCATGGCAGATCATTCGCCGTGACGGTAAAAAGGACTTCCCGTTCGGCGGTAAAAAGCATGGGTGTTATCATATCCTTGGCCAGATAAACCCCACAGAGCCAATTATTGTATGCGAAGGATGGGCAACTGGGGTCAGCATAAAAGAGGCAACCAATATGGCGGTTGTCGTGGCCATGGATGCCGGGAACCTATTGCCAGTATCCAAAGCGTTCAGGGCGTATTATAAGGCAACCCCGATCATTATCGCCGCCGATAATGACGAAAGTGGAACGGGGCAAAAATATGCTAATAAGTGCCAAAAATCTGTTACAAATATCAGCGTAGTTATGCCGCCGATGGCCGGGCATGATTTTAACGATCTTAAACCAGACGACATTAAAAAGGCGTTTGGTATTGAGGCCGAAGGCGGGGGCAATCAATCCCTTGATAGTGATTCGCAGTCACAAGCCCCCGCCAACGTGCCAACCATTCCAGAATGGGAAAGCAATCTTATTTTAGATGGCAAGGGAAGGCTAGTGAGTTCCAGCCTTCAAAATGCTATTTTATACATGCTTTATCACCGTGATTTTTTAGGGTGCTTTGCTTATGATGAATTTAAGCAAGACGTGGTTTTGCTTAAATGCCCGCCATGGGAAGACGATACCAGATTTAAGGTTGAGAATATAAGCGACATACATATTACGCAGGCGGCGGCCACGCTGGAAAGATATGGGCTTTCATGCGCTATAGATAAAACCGCCAAGGCAATTGACGTTGTGGCGCATGAAAATAAATTTCATTCGGCAAAAGAATATTTTTCCAAACTTGAATGGGATGGTAAAGAACGCCTTAAAACATTGGCGCAAGATCTGTTTGATTGCTGTGAAGAATCGGAAGGATATTTATCATTTGTTTTTAAAAAATGGTTTACAGCAGCCGTTAAAAGGGTCATGGAACCCGGCTGTAAATTTGACCATGTTTTAATTTTAGAAAGCCAAAGGCAGGGGACATATAAATCTGATTTTCTAAAAACAATCGCAACATTTAATGGTGAGAGATATCATACGGATTCCATATCGTTAAACGATATATCCAATAAAGACACCATTTTAAAAATGCAGGGGAACCTGATTATAGAGCTGGCTGAATTGTCTGGATTTTCAAAAAAAGATGACAATGCCATTAAAAATTGGATTACCCAAACGCGCGACGAAGTCAGAATACCGTTTGCAAGAAAGACGGTTGTTTATCCGCGCCAGTTTGTTTTTGCCGCGACGACAAACAACTATGAATATTTAAAAGACCCTACGGGCAATCGTCGCTATTGGCCAGTTACGGTTGAGAGGGCGATTGATATTGAAACGCTTGAAGATATTAAGGGTCAGCTATGGGCGGAGGCTGTAAGTCATTATAAATCAGGATTATATATCGGCCCGACGGTCGATGAAAATAATCTGGCCGAAAAAGAGCGTCAAAAAAGATTGCAGTCAGACGCCTGGGAAGATGTTGTTTTAAGCAAAATTAAAGAATTGAATATGTCTGAATTTAGAACGTCAGACGTTATTGATAGGATGGGATTTAAGATCAAAGAAAAAGATGAAAACACCGTTCGCCGCGTAAATGGCATTTTAAAGCAAAACGGATATAAGAACGAACCTATATGGGATCATAATCTTAAAAAATCTGTAAGGGTTTGGACAAAAGAATGAGCGACTTGTTTTTTAATGCCAAAATTATAGAGCCTCGCGTCTATCAGGAAAACGCGGCCAGCGCCGTTATTGAATACATAAAAGACGTGGGCGGAAATCCTATTGTGTGTTCGGCTACGGGTACGGGCAAGTCTGTAATGATCGCAATTTTAATTGCAAGGCTTGCAAGGGCAAATGGTGGTTTAAGGGCTATGGTGGCGACGCACGTTCAAGAGCTTCTTATTCAAAATTCAGAAAAACTAAGAAATATCATGCCGGGTGCCGATATAGGAATATGCTCGGCAGGAATAGGACGCCGCGAAACAGATAACCAATTTGTTTTTGCCGGAATACAATCAATCTATAAAAACAAAAATCTAAAAAAATTTAACATTTTAATCGTGGACGAAGCGCATACGATATCTCGCAAAGATCAAAGTATGTGGCAATCATTAATTGATACGCTGACGGAGTTAAATCCGAGATTAATTGTTATTGGTTTTTCAGCAACGCCATTCAGGCTTGATAGTGGAAGTCTTACAAGCGGAGATGGTGCATTGTTCGATGATATTGTATTTGATTATGGCCTTGGAAGGGCAATTCAGGATGGCTATTTATGCCCATTAACTTCAAAATTCACAAAAACAAAATATGATATATCTGACGTTCATAAATTGGCCGGGGAATTTAATTTAAAAGAACTTGAGGCCGCCACAAATATTGACGCTTTAAATAAATCGGCTGTCATGGAAATGATAGAGCGCGGATCTGATAGAAAATCATGGTTAGTTTTCTGCAATGGCGTTCAGCATTCTTTTGCCGTTAGGGACTGTTTAAGGGCGGCAGGAATTACGGCGGAAACCGTAACCGGGGAAACGCCAGAAGACGAACGCGCAAAAATATTTGATGATTTTAGAAAACAAAAAATAAGGGCGCTGACGAATAATGCCGTTTTAACAACGGGCGTTGATTTTCCTTATGTTGATTTGATTGCCATGATGCGGCATACCATGTCAGGCGGATTATTGTTACAAATGGCCGGACGCGGGACAAGAATAGTTATTGATGTTAATGGATATAAAAGCGCCAAAGATCGTCGGGACACTATTAAAAATAGCCAAAAGCCGAATTGCCTATTTTTAGACTTCGCCAGAAATATAGAGCGTCATGGATTTTTAGACGAAATAAAAGCAAAGGAAAAAGGAAAAAAGGGCGATGGCGTAGCGCCCATGAAAGAATGCCCGGAATGTTTTACGATTTGTCACGCAGCTGCCAGAAAATGCAACGATTGCGGATATGAATTTCCAAAAAATGAAAATCAAATATTGACCAAAGCCCACGATGGCAATGTGCTGGCGAATAATGAACCGCAAACTAAAAATGTTATAGACGTTATTTATTTGCCGCACAATTTAAACAAAGAAGGAAAAACCCCATGCTTGCGGGTAAAATATATTCATGATGATGATACAGTAACAAATGAATATATTTGTATTGAACACGATGGGTTTGCCAGACAAAAGGCGGATAAGTGGCTTAATGATAGGTCTGGATCGGTCTTAATTGGAATGAAAACGATAGACATTATAAATAACAAATATGTTATGTGCTTAAAAGTTCCCTCCGCTATCGTTGTTAAAAAAGATGGGAAATATGACAGGATCGTAAATTATATCGGCCTGGACTTTCCCAAAGAAAAAAACCAAACCTATATTAATGACGCCAAAACGGACGACGACGATTTTGAAATTCCATTTTGATCTATTCCGCCAATGTTAGCATCAATCAAAATTTTAGATAATTTATTTATGCCGTCTTGTACGGAATCCATATAAACGACATATGTTTTAAAGCCATACTTTTTTAATGCGCTAGAAAGCTCTATTTGTTCTTTTGATTGCCCTCCGCCGGCTTCTTTTAATTCTATAAATTCAATTCCATTTTTATGGACGATAATAAGATCGTGAACGCCCCTTAAAACACCCATAAGTTTTAATTTTCCGGCCTCGGCCTTGTTTCTTACGCCCCCGTTAGGAGTATGCCAGAAAACAAAGTCACCTCCCGCCGCCTGCAACTTTTTAAGGAACGATGCAATAAAAATTTGCATATATTCTTCTGAATTTTTTTTCATTTTGTTGCTTGATGTTAATGTTGTTTTGTTTTAGTTTTGTTTTAGCGCATTAAGGGCGGCGCTACAAATTGCCCTAATTTAACAAAGGAGGCCATAAAATGGCAAGTAAATTAAAAGAAATTGATCCAAAGGACGCCGATCCGTCGAAACCAAAGGTTTTAATTTTTGGCAAGCCGGGATCTGGTAAGACTTGGACAAGCCTTGATTTTCCGTCTGTCTATTATATAGACACGGAGGGCGGCGCTGATATGAAGCATTATACTGATAAACTTAAAAAATCAGGTGGTGCATATTTTGGCGTCGATCAGGGGTCGTTATCTTTTGATAATGTCATGGAACAAATTGAGGCATTGGCGACGGAAAAGCATCAATATAAAACTTTGGTGATAGATTCCATCACTAAGATTTTTTCAATGGAAATTGCCAAAGAAGCTGAAAGGCTTGGCGAAAAAGATGCTTTCGGAGCGTCTAAAAAGCCAGCCGTTGCTTATATGCGGCGTCTTGTTTCGTGGCTTACCAGAATGGACATGAATGTTATTTTAGTTGCACACGAAAAAGACCTTTATGGACTGGACGAAAAGCGCCAAAGAAACGTTATCGGGGTTACATACGACGCTTGGGATAAGTTGGAATATGAGCTTCATCTTTGTCTCAATATTTTTAAACAGGCCGGACAACACAAGGCGCGAGTTACAAAATCAAGATTGCTTGGTTTTAAAGATGCCGATGTTTTTGACTGGTCTTATCCGTCTTTTGCCGAAAGATATGGGCGAGAGATCTTGGAGGGGGATGTTAAGCAGGTTGTTTTGGCATCCAAAGAACAGCTTGACGAAATTGAAAGTCTTTTAGATCGTGTAAGATTGCCAGAAGGTCAGGTTGACAAATGGTTTAAAGCCGCAAACTGCGAATCTTGGCAAGAAATGGATGGCGATAAAGTCGCCGCTATTATAAAAACAATTAACGAAAAATTTACAACAAAGAAAGAAGGAAAATAACATGAAGTTTAAACCAAAAACAGAAAAAGAAATTGCCGAAGGTAACTTGTGGCTTCCGGGCAATTATGCTTTTGAAATTCTTGAGGCGGACGATCAAAACGATCAGGGCGGCGCTTTAAAGGATAAAAACGGAAACGATATGATGAAGCTAAAGGTTAAGGTTGTGAAACCGACCGGGCAAAGTCAAAACATTTTTGATTATGTTTCTGGCGAATGGATGGAGTTTAAGCTGCGTCATTTGGCGGAGGCAACCAATCTTTTACAAGAATATGAAACTGGCGAACTTGAAGCTTATAAGCTTGTTGGAAAAACGGGCGTTTGCAAGGTTGGCATTTCAAAAGATAAATCTGGTCAATATCCAGACCGAAACGACATTAAGGATTACATTATAGATGATGTTGAGTCCGTAAAATCAACGGTTAAAGACGATACGATTCCTTGGTAAAAAATATACCCCCCGCGAATAAATCGTGGGGGGTAATTTATGGTCTTGTGGTGAAAATATGAATAAATACAATTTATCAAAAATGAATATTGGTGATCGAAAATTTTTCGATATGTCGCTATATGATAAAATCAGGCTTGCTTGCCATTTTTGCGGAAAAAGACACAATAGAAAATACTCAACAAAAAAATTAAAGAAAAAAATACAGGTAACAAGGATATCGTAATGAAATACCTAACCACGCGCATATGCCTTGAAGCATTTGAATTTGATCCGCATAAACCTTTTCCGCAATGGTTTTCTGCTATGGTTAGGCGTGGCAAGGCTTTTGTATATACGAGATCAAAATATCAAGAGGCCAAAGCAACCTTTGGAGAATACACGGCATATATAGGAGATCGGATATATATTGATGAAACGGGGCATGTTGGTGTTTTTTCTGCGGGCAGATTTTCAATGTGCTGCCAGCCCCTAGATGATAGCCGCGATGCGTCTATAGGGTTTAAATTAAAAATAGATAATGCCATTGATAATTTTATGGCCGATATAGAAAAATAGTTTTATCTTTTCTTTGTCGATATTTTTTCAAAAACAATTTTCTGTTGCTGATAACGTTGTGTTTTTGTACCGATTGCAAAGGCGTTCAAAAGCAATAAGATACAGCAAATGGTAATTGATTACGGTGGATTGAAAGAGATAGTATATATGGGCGGTGGGAGTAAACATGGATTTGCTTTTGG